CAGAATTAGGAAACTCTTTACGAATATCGTCGATACTCTTGATTCGTCGGACATTCTCGGTGCATTCTTGAACTAACATGCAACCCAAGGCATCCATACTATAGAATCCTTTTTTTAACTTAGACTCTCCTGCGAAGGAGTGACTAGCGTTCAGACAAATACCAGTCAGAGTCAATGTCAAAACACTTTTCCAATTTGTAAACATTCTCATTGTGTGTTTCCTGTAAGTAAGTTTGAAAATGAGATTCAATATTGTCTGTATTTTTGTTTCCCTGACTGACCCACATATTACAGAATTCATACACTGCTCTACAATGTTCGTCAAGGTGGTGTTTAAGGGCACGGAAAACCGCACCCCTTAACTGCATTCTTTCATCTGAGAACCGCCAGTCGTCACTATTCATCAGCTTAATACAAGTCTCTTTACATAGTTATAAGAGTATTGCTACTGTATCATACCAGCGCCAGAATTCCAGCCACCAGGTCCAGATTGGAAGTTTTCCGATCCACCAACATTCTCTTGCCAAGTTGCCCAGTGTTTGGAAGCACGAGCATACATCTGTTGATGAATATCTTGTGCTTCCTTTTTAGGTTGTGCTGCTTCGATAAACTTTTGCTCTTCGATCTTTTGAGCAACGTGCTTTTGGTAAGCAATGACCTTTTCAGTTTTCACAGCATCGGAAAACCAACTGTCAGTAGGAGTGACTACAGGAGCAGCAACTCCAGTATAAGAAGGTTTCGGAGTTTCAACCTTCTTTGGTTCATCATCAATAAATTCACTCCTGGGAATGAATACCTTTTTCAGTTTTCCGATTACTTTCTTAATCATGTCCAGACAAGTTTTTTGGTATAGTTGTAAGCATACTGTTCACGAGCACCTTTGATTCCCCAACCTAACCAGTAATATGCGCCAACCATATACTGATGTATTGGTTGACCATGACCTTCAAATTCGGGAAGAATCTTTTGGAACTGTGGTTCGTTAATCATATAACGGGTTTGACCTGCAATAGAAGATGGATCACATTCATACTTTTTACAGAACTTACCAAGACCATTATACCTAGCAGTAGTAGTCCATTGGATCAAACCATAACCGCCACGAAGGCATTGATGATAAGGAACGCGAGCACCACCCTCACAGATATTTGGGTGGAAATTAGATTCCGATTTGATGTTACCCATGATTGTAGCAAGGGCATTACGATCAGAAATGTTTGTTCTCTCTTGAAGTTGTTGGAGGACATACTTCTCATTGTTATTACATCCAGGGCACTTCCAAGACTTCTCAATCACTTCAATAGGGATTGCCTTTCCCTCATTAACTTTCACATCTATCATTGCAACCTGTGGGGGTGCCGAGATCTCACTGATTGATGGATAGGCACAAGCAGCAACAGGAACTGCAAGAAGTGAAAGAATAGATATTTTTTTAAGCATTAAATCTTTTGAACTCTACATCCGTCTAGGCAAAGGAGAGATTCCTCTTTCTCAAGAGGCAGTGCCCACGGCTCACGTTATTTAGAAAAAAAAGGGGAGACTTGTATTCTCCCCAAAATTATAACAAATTTTTTGTCCTTTGTCAAACAAGTTCGAGTTCCAACACAGAGGAACGGATATAGTTCAGGACATTCTCTGGTGTTGATGCTTCGTAGGGATCAGAGTCTGCGTTGTCGCGCATACCTTCTTCAACGAAGATTTTCTCAATGACTCCATCATTAACGACAGCAGCATAACGCCAACTACGCTCACCAAAGCCAAGATTAGACTTATTGACCAGGTAACCCATTGAACGGGTGAAGTAGGCATTACCATCGGGGATTAAAGTAACTTTCTCAATACCCTGGTCTTTGCCCCAGGCATTCATAACAAAGCCGTCATTAACAGAAAGGCAGTAAATAGCGTCGATGCCAAGAGAAGCAAATTCATCGTACTTTTCCTCGAATCCAGGGAGCTGATAAGCACTGCAAGTAGGAGTGAATGCACCAGGTAGACTAAAAATAACCACACGCTTACCACTAAAGAGATCGGCAGTTGTGCGAGTAACAAACTCACTGTTCTCACGGAACACAAATTCTACTTGGGGTACTTGATACTGTTCTTTACGCATTTTTACTTCTATCATTTAATTAGTTGGATTGTAGGCGGGAATCATCATACCCCCACCAAAGTCATCATCATCGTCAGCATCATTATTGCCAAGGGCACTGATCATTAACCACATCCCTAGCATCATGGTTGCCAACAATAACATCACCATACTCCAGGGATGATTTGACCAGTTGCGGCATAAGAAACCATTGCGGCAATGATGCCGATCATGGCTGCCCAACCATTAATACGTTCTGCTTTTTCGTTCATTTGTTTTCTCCTAAATTAAAGATTTTCTTCTTGTTCGGTGAGGATTACGCAGTCACTAGTGGGATATGCTACACAGGTAAGAACCCAACCTTCTTCGATTTGATCATCATCAAGGAATGATTGTTCGCTATTATCTACGGTGCCAGAGATGAGTTTCCCTGCACAAGCACTACAAGCGCCTGCTTTGCACGACGAAGGGAGGTCAACACCTTGCTCTTCTGCTGCTTCAAGGATGTATTGATCCTCTTCACAAGTAATGATACTTTCGGTGCCGTCAGGAGACTGGAGAGTAACATTGTATGCCATTAGTAAGTTTCCGATAATTGATTAACTGAGTGCGCCAACAAAACGAAGAAGGCGACACTTGTTATTGTAAAGATAATTGAAGTCATTGTCAAGTATCAGAAGACGCCGAAGTAAAGATTGCCAGTCAGAGCATAAGAGAGGAATCCTGCGACGATACCCATCATTGCCCAGCGTCCATTGGTGCGCTCTTTAACCATGTTAGGAGACAGCATCCCGTAATTCTCATAGTACATTACGGGTTCTTTGGCAAACATATTCTGTTGCCCATGTTCATTAGTTGTTACAGTCATTGTAGTTTTGTGAAGAACTGTTACATAATTATATAGCAAATATAAAGGGGCGTCAAGCCCCCTGTGTTTCGGTTTCCCGACATATTAAGTATAATTACTTACCAATACAAAGGTCTCCTGCTTTTGAGTGTGCATCATAGTGTGCATGAGTATGCACAGTTTGCACAATGAGCAAAAATCCCAACAACACTGTAGGGACTAACCAGATTTCGTTAAGGAATTTTTTAAGCATAAAAAAAGGGGGACCGAAGTCCCCCATATTATAGCACAGGAAATCAGAAGGAGTACTTCAGACCAGCCTTGGTGCCGTAGGAGTTGGTCGTGCCATTGACGAAGCTGATTTCGCCATAGACACCCAGCTTGTCGGTTGCTGCAATAGAGCCACCAGTTTTAGCGGAGAACTTGGTTTCAGCAGCGCCACCGTCAGGGGAGATGACCGAAGGACCACCTTGGATGTACCAAGCAGCAGCACCAGAAGTGCCTTCGTAACCTACGTGGAAGTCAGTCGTAGTGCCAGTGTAGTCACTGCCAGCAAAACCACTGTTTGCTTCTACATTAACGTAGGGTCCTGCCATTGCAGCACCAGCGAAAAGGGGAGCAGTAGCGAGTACTGCGAATGCGGATTTAATCATTTTAGATACCTCGTTATTTTCTCGCAGAGTTATACCTGCGGATGTAAAGAGACTCGACGTGTCTCTGTTTGGACTCGGGACTAGGCGAGTAGTTGAGGCTTCGTCACGAATACTTATTTATAATACCTTAAGAATTGAGATTTGTCAACTCTGGTTTTGGGCGGCGGAGTTTTCGGTTATCCGACCCAAGTAAGGATCATACTGCATCTGATCACGGATGTCAATGTTTGCACCATTCTGCTGCCAATAGTTTAGCAGTGCATCATGAGGTGCTTTATGGAAAATGGTCAAGTGCTCCTGATGGATTGCAGAACCCATCTCAAGGTTATACAAGAAGATTGGAATGGTATAAGTTTTGCCCGTTTCCAGAATAGTATCTTCAGAAACAGCTCTTGGTTTCACACCATTATCCAACTTAAATTTATCACCACGAATGTGATGCTTCACCATCTTTGCTGCATGATGTCTACTAATCAAGTAAACAGCAGCAGAGAAATCATTGATAAACTTCAAATGCAACTTAACATGAATATCACCAGTACAAATAGTGGTCATCTGCACACAATCCCAATCATATGGAATGAGTGAGAAAAACTCTGTCCAGGTGAAGTTCCAGTATCTTGCAATATCAAAGTTCACATCATCTTCAACAATGATGCAATAGTCATCATCAGTTTCTTCGTAGAAATGTTTGATTGCTTTAAGGTGTGACATGCAGCAACCAAGTTCATTTTGAGTTATGTCATCAGGAATTCTTCCTTTTAAATGACACGAAACATCATCTATCCTGCCATCAAATCCAGAGATGCGAGTATGATTTTCAATTTCCCAATATTTAAATTGGCGCTCCATGTACTCCCGACGATGTGTGTCAGAGTCAAGATTCAACCAGTAAATATGAGGAATGCCTTTTAACTTATAGGCAGACTTATTTTTATCAAGCAGTAATTCTTGTCCAGTCATCGGGAATCAAATCTTTAGTGTCGTTCTTTTTTGTATATCCAGTGCCGAACCACTGAACAGGAGCAATAACTTTTTTATTTGAGTTATTAGAAAGCCATGCAGCCCACCAAGAGAATGATGAGTTTGCAATAATAAAATCATCACAGAGAGACATTAAGCACATGTCAACTCTGTTGTCAGAGTTTTCTGAAATTAAGAATCTATCATCAGCAAAAATTTCCTGCTGTTCACACCACGCAGGATCGTCAGAGAACACAATTACATTACGATCTTCGCCAAAGTGCTTCAATGCTGCCTCATAGTACTCAAGAGTACAGGGAGGATGGTTCGCACTGTTGCTTACGTAGTCGGTGCGACGAACATGAAGAGCGATTGGATTCTCTACAGACTCAATCATCTCTTTACAAGGTTCAATAATTTCATCCTTAAAAGTAAAGTCCTGACGAATCTCATTCTCAATGTGCTTGAAGTATTTTTCTGACTGAAAAAATCCTTGTAAGCTCACATGATCTGGGCAAAGACGAAAGAGTTCCTCATCAAAGTGAAAGAATCTCTCTCCAACAACAGGAGCATGACCATTATTCAACAGTCCTACATTTACTTGTAAGTTAAACGAATCAAATAACTCGGTACGAAGTTTGTTACCAATTCCATCATCCACTGCTTCAGTGTAATTTGGAATAATAATGTCTGCTCCAATGTTTCTTGCTATTCCTTTTAGAGCAGCGTACTGGAACATTTGGTTTCCAAGTCTACCCAATCTTCCAAGTGCATTAAATCCTATCATCTTAATTGTTCTCTACGTTTTTTTAGATAGTCTTGACTTTGATAATAACTTATCAGTTGATTTTTGTCAAATGTTTTAATAGTATTCCAAAGTTGAAAATTGTTATTGAAGTTTGGATTACTGAACCAAGAGTTGTGTGTTCTACTATGCTCTAAATGATAAACATAATTGTCAACTCTTGCAATGCGATTTCCCATTATACTCATGCGGAAATAAAACTCATCATCTTCACAACCCCACGATACAAAATTCTCATTCATCATGAAGCAATCAATGTACCTTTGGCGATTGATAAATTGTGACCAACCAATCGTTGAGTTTGATAATGTTTTATTCTTATCAAGTACACAAGTGTCCATGGTATTCATGAACTCATTGTAGATTTGCATATTGTATTCTGCTTTCCACTGATAGATTCCACAAGCATACGGATACACTACATCTGCTTGATTATCATTGATAAGACCATATGCCTGGTGGTATGATGAGACTGGAAGAATACAATCTGCATCATAGTTTGCAACAACTTTAGTGTCAGCCGCGACGATCAAATCATTCAGAACTTTACTTTTGCAAAATAGAGGAGCGTTATTTTCCTCATACAAATAAGTTAAATTTTCAATACTAGCGTGCTTCTTAATCTCTGGAAGAGCACGAAATCTAAAAGTGTCTCTACCAGAAACTTCTTTTACGATTACCTTTGCTGGCACATGTCTCAACAAATAAGAAACAGAAGATATGATATTTCTCAATCTATCTTCTGTTTCAATTCTTGTTGGGATGAGGAAAGTTAGATCCATCATTGCTGAATTCTCTCCTCGGGAATCTTCTCAACAAGCCAAGATTCGGGAATGAGATCCTTAAGATTATTGAACGCAAGACGAGAACCAAACCAAGGATCTTGTGCAATCACTTTCTTGTCCTTCTTCTTTTGCAACCATGCACCCCACCAGGAAAGGGAAGAGTTTGCAATAATAGCATCATTGCACATAGTCATCATGCAAAGGTCATAGTATGGCACCAGAGACCTCTCCATACCACCTGTTCCATTCATTACCTGATTGGGGTAGTAGATGCGTGTTTCAGACAGATAGAAACGATCTTTCTTAAACAAACTCTGACTCTTCACCCAGTCCAAGTCATCAGAGCAAATGAGGACAGGACGATTATCATTGAAATGCTTGTCTAAAAGATATTCATAGTGTTCTACTGTTGGCATAGGATACCAATCTGGACGACCAACATTATCACCACGACGAATGTGAAGAAGAATAATTTCTCCATTGAACTGTTCCATATATTCAGCACAAGGTTCATAGATCTCATCTCTGAATTCAAAGTCTTCACGAATTGAATCTTCAATGTGCTTAAAATATTTCTCTGATTGACGATATCCATCAATGTTCACATTGTCTGGACAGTTATTAAACAACTGCTCATCAAATTCAAATCCAGGTTCATCCAGACTATCAGGAGCCACGACAAAACCAGGAGCGACTTTGCCAATTAGTCCAGTGTGTTTTACATTCTTCAATTTGAAACAATCAAACAAACCATAGTTGGCATAGTTTGGTGTATCCGCAGGAGGAATACAGAACTCTAAATTATTATTTGCTGCAATACCTCTCAAAGCAGCATACTGGAACATTTGGTTGCCTAAACGACCATTAGTTCCAAGGCGATCATATCCAATCATAATTGTACAACAAAAACTGGTTCAGTAATATTATCTTTATTATCAACAAACTTCACTCTTTCCCCATAAGAAGTTACGAGGTAATCATAAATTTGGTCAATAACACGTTTGTCATTATGAATATAAACAGAGTGTCCCCTGTCAAGCAAGTCTAAACACAAACGGTATTGCTGACTTTCAGTTAGAATGTCAGTCCCTTTTTTGTAACTAATATAGTCAAAATAGAAAGGTATTCCTTTGCCATTTAATTTTTCATAGAAATCACAAACAAACTTTGCGTGTTCGTTATTAATTCCATCAGTCACATATCCAAGATTATATTCCATTCCAAGACTTTTTGCAAAGGCAGCGAATGCCCTATTGTCTCTTGGCAAACATGGTCCACCATATCCAAGACCATAATTCAAATATCGTCTGCCAATCCTTGTGTCAGCGCCAATAGCGCCTAACACACCAACAACCTCATCTCCACATCCAGCCATTGTCAGAACATCGCCCAACATATTTGCATAACTGATCTTTGTGGTAAGAAAACAGTTTACTGCAATCTTCGTGATTTCAGCAGCAGTTGTTGACATCGTACAAACAATCGCTCTGCTAGTCTGAATTCTCTCATACAGTTTACGGATGTCCCTGACGATTGGACTATCAAATCCAATTTCAAGATCGTATCCAAGCAATACCATGTCAGCATTGCGAAGATCATTCACAATACTCCCTTGAGCAATGAACTCTGGATTATAGAAAACCTTGACGTTCCTAGGAAGATTCTGTTTAAACTTATCACAGTCGCCAGGATTAACGGTACAACCAACTACAAAATATTTTCTATCTTCAATACCAGAAAATTCTTCAACAACGTCCCAAACAGAAGAAACATCATAAGACCCATCTTGCAATGATGGAGTAGAAACCAGTGTATAGATTAAGTCACATTGTTCAATAACTTCTCTATTATCAGTGGTTGCTCTAAATTTTACTGCCTTGCGGAGAAGAGTATCTACCTCTGGTTCGTTAGTATCAATTCGTCTTTCGTTCAATTGATTAACATAATCTTCTCTAATGTCAGAAACCAAGACATCATATCCCGCTGCTTCACAAAGAAGAGCAAAGCAAATGCCAAGTCTGCCTGCACCAATTACGCCGATTTTCATAGTTTAAATGTAGGAATGGGTTGCATTTTATGTTGATTGAGAGAACTGAATTTTAACAACGCACCGAGACCTGGACCATCTCCAGTCTCCATTGCTTCTTCCAATTCAGCATAAGAAGAACCAAGTTGATCTTCATCAGTTCTTCCATCATCCCATAGACCATCAGTTGGTTGTGCTTCAATAATTCTTTGGTCAATACCAAAGAACTTTCCAAGTTCCCATACTTCAGTCTTGTAGAGATCTGCGATAGGAGCAATATCAACTCCACCGTCACCATATTTAGTATAGAATCCTACACCATAATCTTCTACTTTATTTCCAGTGCCAACAACAATTCCACCAACGGTTCCAGCAACTTGATACAAAGTCACCATACGAATACGAGAACGACTATTAGCAAGAGCATGATTATCTGAACCAAACTCCCTCATGCTAAATTTAAAAATTTCAAAAGTTTTTGTTAGGTCAAACTTATGAGATATCACATTTGTATAATTGCTCTGAAGCCATTCAAGATGCAGATCAGATAAACTTTCCTGTTCTTCTTTTTGATGAATTGGCATTCCTAGAGCATATGTTGGAAGTCCAGTTGCAGCAGCAAGCGTAGAGACAACTGCGGAATCAATTCCACCAGACACTCCAACAACAAATGCTTTTATATTATTAGTTACTGCATAATCCCCCAACCAGGTGACAATGCGACCAGCAAGTTTTTGATAATCAGTGATTCTGTTCATTTTAATCTCCAAGAGTGATTCTAAAACTATCCTCTTCAAAGTGTTGTGTTGAAAACTCAAAAAGTTCGGTGTCTTTATGGGCAAGCATTTGATGTCTCATTCCTACAGGGATATGAAAAGTGTCTCCCTCTGATAGGAATATTTTATCTGCTATTTCCTGATAGTCACCAAAAGAATAAAACAATTCTATCATACCTTTATGAATATAGAAAGTTTCATCCTTTACTTTATGATAATGCCATGAGCATTTCTTTCCTTTTACGAAGAATAAAAGTTTTCCACAATACTCTTCTTTGTTTACTAACCATTTTTCATATCCCCATCCTTTGGGGACAAATTTAGTTTGCGAAGAAGTCATCAGAATTTACCGCTTTATCATCTATGTAGTAGTCTCCAGAGGGTTTGCCCATAAACAAGTCATGATATTTACATTCCCAAATGCGAAGTTGCAATTCAGTCAACTGTTTCCACCTTGCCTCTGCCAATTTTGCATCATTGGAGTAAGTTCCCATCCCCCTTGCTGTTAGATAAGTTATGTGGTTTCCTTCATCGTATAGTTGATTTATACGTTCAATCCTCTCCTTGATTGGAGTAGCACCAGTATACCTAGACTCTTTAGTTTCTCCAGGTGTACAAATGGTTTTGTCAATATCAATCACATATCTCTTTGACATCTTCATCTTTTAATACATAAGTTCCAAAGTTTTGAACAGCAATAGATGCTGCTTTATTAGCGTATGGTATTGCTTCCTCCATTCTACCACACTTAAGATAAAAGTAAACTAGAGCTGCAAGAAATGTGTCACCTGCACCAACAACATCAAACACATTTACTTTCTTTCCTGGATAAGTAATGCCCTCAAATTCAGCACCATTTGATCCTTTTGTAATAATCAAATTGTCATGTTTACTTTTCAACAGTTTAGATTCTGCTTCGTTGATTTTAATGAAACAATTAGATTCTGGAAGAATTGTTTTTTTACTATCAACAAAAACAGGGAACCTTGAATTAAAGACTATCTCAAATAGTTTTGATTGGGTGATGAATCCCTTATCATAGTCGGAGATGACAACAGCATCGTATTTCTCTTTTGGTATTTCATATTCTAAAGACTCCATTGACTTAAGAGTTTTCTCTTCATCAACTCTCAAAATCTGTTGATTATATCTTTCATCAATATAGCGAGTCTTCACAATCTTTTCTTGATTGGTAAGAATATAAACATCCATTCCGAATGCCATTAGATTTTCTCTGACATTCCATGCCATTCCTTTCTTAACTTCTTTCCTACCATACTTTAGTATGGGGACAGGAGCTTCTGGATTTAATCTTTCACATGTCCCATAGACATATTCATCGGTGCAACTATCCCCGATCAATAATACTTTGAATTGTTTTTGTTGTGGCATAATCACCTATTCTATCAAAGAATTTAAGTTCAGCAGCATAGTAAGATCCAATCACAGACTTACCTTTCCAGTCAGATCCTACCACCATTATATCAGGTTTGTAGGATTTAATCATGTTTTCTAACTCTTCATCACACGAAAAGATATCAACAGTGTCCACTGCTTTTAAATTTTCCAGAAAGAACTTTCGTTCTTCTTGTGTATGTATAGGTCTTGTAGAACCTTTCTTTTCTCTCACTCTGTCATCACTATCAATCCCAACCAGCAAAAAATCTCCTAAACTTTTTGCATAGTTTAGGAGTTCAAGATGACCACGATGGAGAATATCAAATGTCCCGTTGACGAAAATATTCATAGCAGTCTTTAATACCTTTTTCTAATCCTTCATACTTTATACAAGAAATATCATTTGGAGATCCACAATATGGAAACTCATTATAATTCCCCTGCTTAACAATCTCAACTTTATGATCATCAAGATTGTTTATCATTTCAGCAATTTCACTTAAATAATATTTCTCTTTATACACACAGTTAATATCACGATTATAAGTTTCTTTGCCCATCTTCAAATAGTAACTGATAATCTTATAAAGATCATTTGCATAGATGAAATCAATCTTACGATCTTTAAAAATCTCTATGTTTTTATGATTAATGTAATTGTTAATATTAGTATTGAAGAATCTTGTTTGTTCTTCATGAGGTCCAAAGCATCCAAAGATTCTTAAGTTGATTCCTTTAGGATGATTTAGAACTCGTTTAGCAATACAATACTTTGAGAATCCATAATTATCAGCAGGAATAACTCTACCAAAATCTCCTGGACGTGGTTCTTCAACTGGAGCTGGGCGACCATAAGAAGCACCGCTGTCTAGATTGATGAACATCTGTGTGTTGTCAACATGTCTGAAAATATTTTCAAACATATGCATATTAGTGTAAAAGACTGAAGAAGTATCCTCAATCTCTCTACGACCACCTACAATAGCACCATGAATAATAGCATGATATTTTTGACCATTAAACAGAGAATCAACCTCACTTGTGATTTCTAATCTAACTTCATGGGAACGTGGTCTTACAATTTCCCATCCATCTTTCTCCAACAGAGGAATAATCTGGCGTCCAAGAAACCCATTGCCGCCAGTAAAAAGAATCTTCTTATTTGTCATGCTTCCATCCAGCACCTTGTCCTAATAGTTTCTCAAGTTCTTCCTCTTTAATCTCATAGAAGTTTTCATCGGAAGGAAACTTAAGATCACGAACTTCATTCACATAATCAGTCAAAGCAGACTGAATCATCTGCCCCGCCTCACAGTATCGTTTCACAAACTTGGACTTGAACTCCCAGAACAATCCTACCAGGTCATGCATGATGACTAGTTGACCATCCACCTTGTCACCAGCACCAATTCCATATACAGGAATCTCAAGACTGTTGGCAATCATTTCAGCAGATTCTCTAGGCATACCCTCAAGAAGTAAGAAGGTACATCCAGCGTCTTGTAGACTCAAAGCCTGATCAAGAATAACTTTTGCCTGGTCAGCAGTCTTACCTTGAACGCGATAACCACCAAGTTTAGCGCGAGTATGAGGAGTCAGTCCAAGGTGACTCATCACCATGATGCCAGCATCACAGATTGCTTTGACCCTTTCTACCATGCACCCTTCTACCTTGACAGCATCCATGCCAGCCTGAATGAAGTCACCAGCGTTCCTCACTGCTTCTTCGTTAGAAACTTGATAGGACATATAAGGAAGATCACCGACAGTAAATGCACGGTTTGCACCACGCGCTACTGCTCTAGCAGACCGCAGCATATCATCCATTGTAACTGGAATAGTGCTTTTGTATCCCAAGGTAGTCATACCAAGAGAATCACCAACCAAAATCCAATCTACTCCAGCATTATCTGCCATTAGTGCCTGCGGATAATCATAAGCAGTGACACCAACAGTTTTTACTTTATTCTGTTTTTGTTTGCGTAACTTCAGAATAGTTACTTTATCTTTATTATCAGCAGGCATATCAATCTAGTGGGTTAATTATCATATTATCATAAAACTCTTCTCTAGGCAAGAATGGATACATATCCTCCAAAGGTTTTGCAGTGATTGTTCCATCATCATTTTTCTTACCCATAAGAGTAGGGACAACTTCTTGCCACTTCTCACAGAAGACTTCACAAACTACTGGACCATCATAATCCAGAGTGTATTTAATTGCTCCTTCTAGTCCATCAGCATCAGCATAAGCATATTCAATTCCAAAACTTTCAACCACCTTACGAATGTTTGGAATTGATACTCCACTTTGCTCATCGGTTCCAATTTCTCTTCCCTCAAAGAATTTCTTTTGAGTAGTTCTGATGGATAAGTATCCGTCATTGTTCCACACAAATAGTTTAACAGGAAGACGATAATGTGCAATGGTTTGAAGTTCTTGAAGATTCATCATAAAAGAACCGTCACCTGTCACTCCAATCACATCAGAACCTTTTGCGAAAGCAGCGCCAATACATGCTGGAATAGTGAATCCCATTTCTGCTTGAGCACTGGAAGTAATGTATCTTTGATCATCTTTGATAGATGTTGCTTGAGAGCAAACGTAATATGCAGATCCTGCATCAGAGATTACAACGTCGTCAAACCTCTTCAGTTTATTCAAACAATGAGTGAAGTAATAAAGATCTACTTTTTCTGTAGGATTCTTCTCTGGACAAATTGGCCAAGCACCCCTCCAGCGAAGACAAGTTTCATTCCAAGAAGTTCGTTCTCTCTTGAAGATGTTATTCTGAAGAAACTTTTTAGCATCAGAATGAATAAACCGATCAATCTTTACAGTTTCTTTTGAGTGCTCATCACTATCAATATCTACAACAATTACTTTTGCATCTCTAGCAAAGGTTGAATAGTTGTATCCAGTGACAGGAACAGGAAGTCTGCAACCAATCACAAGCAACAAGTCACAGTTCTGCATTGCAAAGTTGCCTGCTCTTGTTCCTTTAATCCCAACTCTACCAACAAAGTTTGAGTTGTTAGATTCAATTAGGTCAACTCCATTATAGGAAGTCACGACTGGAATGTTAGATCTGCGTACAAACTCACGGAAAGAAAGTTTTGCATCAGCACAATTGATTCCATTACCAGCAAGGATCAAAGGTCTTTCAGCCTTTCTGATTTCCTCTTCAATACTAAAACAAGGAGCACCTTGGACATCCATAGGGACATCAATCCAAACAGGACCAGGACGACCAGAAGTTGCAATCTCAATTGCGTCCTTCATAATCTCACCAATATCCTCTGGGTGATGAACAACACATGCCATCTTGGTAATTGGCATCACCAAATCAATAATGTTTGCTTCTTGAACTCCAAGGTTTCTTACACCAGGACCTGCCATGTGATTTTTATTGACATTGCCAGAAATGAAAATGACAGGAACACTATCCTGCCATGCATCAAGAAGTCCAGTGATTGCATTAGTGCCACCACATCCAGTGGTTAAGCAAACAGCACTTACGCTATTGGTGTACTTTGCATATGCAACTGCACCCATTGCACATGCTTGCTCGTGATGATTACAGATTGGTTTGATTTTCTCATGAGCAGCAATTGCATCATTCAAATACATTGCACCACCACCAGTTACAAGAAAGATGTGATCACATCCAGCCTTGTAAACCTGATCAATAATATAATCTGCTACTCTCATTTTTCAAAAGAAGAAGTGATGGTTCCAATGTAATCAATCATTGGTTTCGTAATGGTAGGAGAACAACCAACAAAGAAAACAAGATCAAGAACTTTACATGCATTTGGATAGTTCTTGTAGTAATCAAGGTGACTATATCCAGGGTGCATCAGGATATTTCCAGCAAAGTAATTTCTAGTTTGAATCTTATTACTTTCCAGATGTTGAGTTAGTTTGTTTTTAGTTTCCTTACTATCACAGATAATAGGAACACCAAACCAACTAGTCTCTGCTTGTGGGCGTTCGTTTACACTACGAATACCAGGAATCTTTTCAAAGTGTTCTTGAATGAGTTGTTTGTTTTCCCGACGAATCCTATGAATCTCATCTTGTTTCTCAATCTGAATTGATCCAATAGCACCTTGGAAATCCATTGGTTTCAGGTTATACCCCATTTGACTGTAGACATACTTGTGGTCAATGATTCCATCATAGCGATCAATCCAATTATCAAATCGCTTACCACAAACACCACAAGACAGAAGATTCTGTGCGCCTACGCAATAGCAATCACGACCCCACCAAGCAAGACTACGGGCGATAGAAATAAGTTCTTCATCGTCAGAAGAGATCATACCACCCTCACCAGTGCAAATGTGGTGTGCAGGATAGAAAGAACAAGATGCAGAGATGGCATGGTCAGTCAGGAAGTTTCCATTCCACTTACTACCAAGAGTGTCGCAGTTGTCTGCAATCAAATGAATCTTGTACCTATCACAGATGTCAAGAATAGCATCAAAGTCATAAGGATTGCCAAGAACTGGTGAGGAGAACAGACCTCTGGTTTTAGTAGAGATCTTATCTTCAATTTCACTCACGTCCCAGTTAAGATCGCTAAAGTCAATATCAACGAATACTGGTTTCAATCCATTCTGAACGATAGGAGCAATCGTCGTAGGAAATCCAACGCAAGACACAATGATCTCATCACCATCTTGCCACCCAAACCTTTTCTTGAGTGCTGCAATCATTACCAGGTTTGCGGATGAACCAGAGTTCACCATCAAAGAATGTTTCTTATTAAACCTCTTTGAGAAGTTGCGTTCAAACTTACAAACCTCTTCACCAGAAGCCAACCATTTACCCTGTAGGAAAGACTTGAAAATAGACTCAAGTTCCCTGTTGTCCCAGTAAGGACCAGAATAGTAGACAGAAGATTGTCCAGGAATGAACTCTCCGCTGTTGGCAAGATAAGGTGGAGTTGCACCTTTTACAAGACTTTCAATAATACTATCCATTAGTAACCTCGTTCAAATAATCATTAACTTCTTTTGATAGGACGGAGGACATCCAGTTTCTAAATCCACCAGCGGATCTATTGAGTTCTGCCGCTAAACCTCCACCAGCTTGGTGAAGAACTTTGATGCACATTGATTCTCCAGTGACAGGATCATCAAGGTACAGTCTATCATCTTTTACGTAAATTTGCGACCAACTTTCCCAATGATTGTTGCCAGTTCCCCAAACGTTAGACAGTCCATACGAAACTCCACTTCCTTGTTCATCAATGATCTTTGAAGTGTAACTACTACTGTGAAAGATTTGATTCAGAGTATCATTCTCATCACCAATACCATGAGCATAGGGATTTGTTTCTTTAATCTTTGCAGATTGTTGATTGACATCATGCCAATCCTCCCAAAACTCTTTATTGTTTGCCGCAATTAATCCAGCATTAATAAACCCCTGCATTGGAATTTGAGATCCATCTCCAAATGGTTCAAGATGAGTAATCGTAATCCCAGAGTGAGATCCTGCTTTATTAAAACTGTTGTTATTACGAACACCAATCACATCAGCATCACACTCGAACAGTTCAGTCATCGGTCCAGCGACAACCGCATCAGCATCCAAGTGAATGACCATATCATAATCATCAATATATGGAAGACAAGTCGGTGCCATCATCCAAATAGGACGCATCCAAGGAGAATACTTCTCATTGATTTCATTTGTCATCTTGGTATCAACGATGACATGATCAACTTCAGGATGAAAATATTTTACAGAGTTTACTAACTTTTCCACTCCAAGTAATTCTGCATAATCATCAGTACACCAAGTGGAAATAAGTATTTTTTTAGTCATTACGATACTGATCCAACTACAAGATTTTGTGCTTCATCGTCAATATTTCTAGAAAGTGGGAAAAGAATAATGAATCCCTGCTTGTTATATGACTTCACGACATAGTGAGTTTCATCAAATAATTCATCAATAAATTCAATACCATCACCACCATACTTCTTCCTGTCTACCCATGATCCATCTTCAAAAGGACCGTCCTCATAAATGCGAAGATCATCAATCACAAATACATCGTTCTTAACGTCTTTGTTGTTGACAATAATCTCTAGTTCTTTTTTAAGAGGAAGTCTTTTATCAAGATCTGGTTCATCACCATATGATGCCATACCAAAGTCAGCACCAGGAAAGTGAGCGTCTAACCAAAACAAAGTATTTCCTTTTAGGGTAGGAACAATTTCTAAAAGAACATCCGATGATTGACCAAGGTGCCAGTTCACATTAGTGAGATACGAAAAAGAAATTTTATTCCTTTCGTAAATTTCTTCAATGATTTCAATAGTATGAACATTTAGATTACTATTAATTGAAGAAACTGATCGGACAACTTCTGCAGCTCCAGTTCCAGTTTCAACAAAATTCTTAATGTCATAAAAGTCAAGAACATTCTTGACTTGGATTGCTTCGTTCAGTTGTCCCATTTAAATTTTTTCTCCTACCACAATAAAGGAATGATTGAGATCTCTTTGACTGTTAAAAATATTAGTATAACCGTTTTCTTTCATAAAATCAACCACCATCTCTGGAACGAATGCATGTAAGTGTTTTCTATTGTTCCAAGGTCTCCAATATTTTTGATCATAATGAGGAAGATAAAGAAATAGAACACCTCCACTGCGAATCTTTTGAGTCCAGTAGAGTAGAGTCCCTGCCCAATCTGGAACATGTTCTAGACAATGACTAGAGAAAATATAGTCAACCTGTTCATCGGGTAGATTATTTGCATCATATGGATCATCAAAATCTAAATCAATCGGAATAGATCCAGGAAAGGACCATTCGGATTTCATGCATCCGATGTCATATCCTTTACCCTCACAGAAGTGTTTGGCATAAGGAATAGCAAATTGAGATGCATTACCAATACTTTGAAAATGAGGATATGTATCTCCTCCATACTCGATTACTTGCATAGCATTGTGTGTGGTTTTTTAAATAGGTAATCAATTTCAGTTTTGTTCTTCTCATCGTGAGCATATATTACATACTCATCATATGAAGTATCAAGAACTTCTATGATATAGTTAATAGCAGTATTAATTGTATGAATTTTCTTTGCTTTTTCTAGAACTTTACACCAATCAAATAAAGTAAACCCATCGATTATTTTTAATTCAACAACTGGCATATCAAACTGATCAGCAGACAGCAATTTACTATCTCGGATATCAGTGTTATATAGATTGTTTATAAAAACAAATTCAGAGTCATCATTCAATCCAAGGACATTATAATACAATTCATTTTCTTTATCAAGATCCCTTTCAAACTTAAAATAATCTTGCCAGTCATGATGAGAAATATCCATCATGTAGTATTTTGAACTCATGATTTTTCCATTATTGTGCGTTATATCTGCAGTAGCAAGACTGATAAACGCGGCTTCCATTCCTACACTACAACCACCAGCACGATCAAATATATCCTTTCCAGGAAACATGTCGTCTGTTGTTGGAAAATAGATGTCTCTAATATATTTTCCAATCCAAGCAATGTCAGGTCTCAATGGCCAAATAACTTGATATCCATTTTGCATCATTACTCTAGCAATCTTTTGGCAAAAGAATACATCACCAATGCCAGCAGGTTGTTTTATTACACAAGGTCTCATTTTCCCCAATTTTCCTCAAGATAATTTTTACCAAAAATACCAGTGCCAACGTTTCCATCAACAAATGGAGGAAGGTCTTTATCCACTCTGACAAAAACGGAATCTCCCCAACCTTGATTCCTATATGATGAAGACATTTCTTTAACTTCAAAATTTCTATCCTTCAACCAAGAAACAATATCATCATGATTTGCACCACTTCTATGCCTATCATCATAAGAAGTTTCAAGGTCAATAACGTTCACATGCTTGAGATATTTCTCATATCCTTTTAGAACATCTAATTCAGATCCCTCGGCATCGATGTTCAAGAAATCATACTCGGCAGGATCAATATTGTTTTCATCAAGCACAGTTGCCAGAGTTTTTGTTTGAACTTTAATGGATGTGTGCTTATTCCATGAGGGTTGTCCTTGATATAAACTCGATCCCTCACCCGCAAAGTAGAAATTCCTTATCTCACCATCTTTATCAGAGGTAAATTCATTAAAACACTTGAATCCCCACTTGTCAGCAACAGGTTTCGCCATCGTTTTATAGACATCTGGATTCGCTTCGATGCCAACAACCTTGTTCCCTACCAGTTTTGTGTAGCATCCGTACTCAACAAAGTCCCACATACCCACATGAATGATTCCTTTGATGCCTACATTGATACGCTCAAAGATTCCAGTGTACTCTGCAGTGGGATGATGCCAGACAGCATACCCAGTCTCTTTGTTCCAAGAAGCGTATGGTCCTAGCATACTCATTTTAAATACCTCGTGTAAATAAAGTCCTCAAGAATTTCCATTTCCTTTGCCCTTTCAAGATTGTCCCTAATGGCATCCATTTTACTATAGTAAATATCTTCGGATACGTCAAATTCATCACTCAATATAATAATACCATCAAGATTGAAGTGCTCACCAATGTCAGGAGCACCAAGATAAACAGGAATAGTTCCTGTTGCAAAGCAATCAAGAATCTTTTCGGTAAAGTAAGTTTCATATTGACCATTCTCAATCGCAACCGAGAACATATAATCACATAATCCTTCTTCTTTCAGTTCAATCTCATTAAACCCACGACCATAAAGATCTACTTGATCACCAATCTTCTCAACCCATTCAAGCCTCTTAACGTGACCCTCACACATCCGTTTGTTAGATGCGATCATAGAAATCATCTTTGATTTCTCATAGATCTTTGGTTCTTGAATCCAAAACCCTTGAGCAGGAACCCACTTATACTTATCACCTAAAGCAAGAAGTCTCTGATCATGTGTAAAAATAGTGTCGTAAGTATCCTCTACGAGTTGTCTATTTTCAATAATACTTTCAACAAGTCCAGGTTTAATAAACTTAGATTCTAAAAGCCAAAGATATTTTGGTCCAGTTCTATTATCTTGAATACCATCATTAATAGTATTGTCAATGTAGAATGTGGCGTCACCACCATCAGAGACCCATTCAATATATTTTGATTCTTTCCCATGAACAGAATATCCTTTATTACCACCAGTCAAGTGAGTAAAAGTATTTCCAACTAAGTTAATTTTTGTTTTCATGGTTTATAATTTGGTAATATTTTTTGTTCATTTATATCACTATTTGTGATCTTGTTGATTTCAGACTTAAAAGCAAACCGTTTATCATTAGTATGATATACTAATCTAGCAAGTCTAACAAACTCCTCATCAAAATTGTGATTATTTTCATGGACTCTTAGTGCATCTTCAATGTCCCACAGTTTTTGATTAACATCACGAAGACCATCAATAACCTCCGATGGAACATTGAGTTCTTCAACGATTGGAGAAAGATGCGTCATCTCTTTTACAATCTGCTCAGACTTCTGTTCGCTATCAGAGTTGCGAAGTTTGATCTCCAAGATGGTAAATTTATCTACAATCTCTCCATTTGATACTTCGATTTTCATACTTTTTTAAATATGCCAGTCAAAATATTTGTATAATTTTTATGATTTTTACGAGTTATATCTTCAATATTGCAAATATTAATAGTCTCATAACCCATTCTTGTCATAAATTTCTCAAGAGAAGTTTTATTAAAGTGCCATAGATGCTCATCTGGTTTTCTGTGTTTCCAATTTTCAAACCACTCATCATCAAAATAATGACAATCAGGAACCGAAATACACACGTATTTACAAGACAAATCTTTCACAAAAGAAATGTCTTCCATGTGTTCTAAAGAATCAAAAAAAGTAATTACTTCATAAGATTGAGAGAATAGACTTTCAGAAAATTTGCATCCATCAGGAACTGGCCATCCAGATATATCATATCCATATCTATCAACTATATCTCCGCAAGCTTCCAAAAAAGCTCCTGCACCATACCCAACATCAAGAACGCTTTCTGGAATATGCCCAATGCTTCCAATGATATATCCTAACCTAAGATTAGAAGTATATCTCGTACACTCTTTAATGTCTTTATAATAGTCATTATAGTGTCCAGTGTAGTCAAATGGATTTCTTTCTATCTGATAGATTACACCATCTTCATTTGACGCATAATTTTCAATCATTATTTTCTCCAATTAAAAAATCCAATTGTTTAATATCAAACTTTGATAGTTTAAATTCTATCATATTCCTAGTATATATCCCATCAGACAAACTGCATGATTCATATAAAGCTCTTGTCGGGTCTTTCATTTTTGGATCATGATAGTCCACAAAAAAAGCAATTTTTAAAAAATGAAAATATTTCAAAAGAACGAATATACCCGATATTTGTCCAATAGTTACAAGATTTTTATGTCTTGAGCAGTATTTTAACAAATCATCTAGTTCAAACTTATCCAGTTTTTCAGTGTCTTTGAATGTTTTTTGATTTAAAAACACATCTGTTTTTTTAGTCCAATTAACAAAAACTCTATATCCTTTTGATTTCATTTTTTGAACAATGTCTTCCCAAAAAATATCATCAAGTTGATAAGAGTCACCTCTTTCTGGAAAAAGAATACATGTTTTTTCTTCAATGTCTTTTTCTATATTTGCGTAACTATTAATCTTTTCAAGAATACCTGATTCTTGCAAATTTTGTAAATGACACCAAAGTTTGGGTGGCATGTGTGCAACTTTTAATTTTCCAAGAGTATGAGCTTGATTTAGAATATTAATATCTTGAGGGTAGAATCCATTACATGACATTAGGACTTCATCCTGTGGAATTGGATATCCATCATTTAAAGGATATACATCAACTTGGGTGCATTTGGCAGTCCCTGGAATAAAATTTTCTAGAACAAATTTAATCGCACCAAAATTTCTTGGAGGACAAAGAATTTTATATGGCACTGGAGACCTTGATTCCAAAAAAAGAACTGCATCAATTGCATCACCCATTCCCCATGCCATCAAATAATAATTATCATTTACAAAATTCAAATGATCGCAATTATCTATTGTTAAGTATTTCACTGACATAGGGTTTTCTCCAGTTCATCAAAGGTTTCTTTACTAGATTTTGTATGAATATTTTTTGCTTTGTATATTTTTCTATTGTAAAAAATAGACAAGTCACTCTTGTGATTATTTTCTTCGTGTTGAGAAATTATTATTTTCTTTCCATCTGAAACATTTTTATCATGCATGGAAGAAAACATAAATGGTCCACCAACTCTTCCAATAATTATATCACAATAAAGACTTAAGTAAAAGTTATGAAGAATATCACATTCATGACTTCCAAAAATATTAGGTGTGTAGAAAAGATTATTGTTGAGTATTATCTTTTCATCAATTTCTTCTTCATTGGTATAAAGAAAATCGTAATCAGGAAATAAATTTGAAACTCTAACCAAGTAACTTTTATATTCATAATTATCTGTTTGATTTGATCGGACTCTTTGATTAAAAATTATAACCTTTTTATTTTTAGTCTTGCCAAACAAATCTATTAAAGATTTTTCTTTGTCAGATATAGCACTGTTAAAATTTATTCCAAGATTATCTGGTATTTCAACATCAAATCCATGCTTGTCATAGATTCTCGTCCAGAAAAATCTTGCCACGGAAAATTGATCTTCCAAAGAATAGTCCGAAGGAACTTCCCAACCAGCATACTCGGAATTACACATCCAGGTTGGAATGTTAATGTCTCCACAAAGGTCTTCTGATGGATTCAATCCATCAATGCATCCAATCAAACTATCATGAAACCTAACACCATTTCCATTAACACACTGATAGTATTCATTATTTGGATATTTCTTTATCAAAAGATCTACGAATGGTAAAGTCAGTAAAAAATCTCCAATGTGCCCTTCAGTATAGAAACAAATTTTCATAAACCAGTATCCCTTTTTAAATTATATGCATATGCTGTTTTAAGTCCACTTGGTTTCGTATCATTAAAGAGAACTCTCTCTCCAACTGGAAGATCATAAAGGATGTAATCATACTTTATTCCATTCTCTAAAAGAAACTCTTCAGTTTCTTTGCGAAAGTCGGAAGACCGTGCAGTAAGTATAATAACTTTATCATCTTCTAGAATATTTGTAAAGAATTTGGAAACACCAGGTAGGAGTTCATCTCCACCATTCTTGTAACCATTATGTTTAACTAGAGTTCCGTCAAGATCAAAGATCCAAGTTTTGTTCAATGAAGAGAGTTCGCTTGTGTCCATAATTCACATCCCCTATAAAACGCATAAAGAACAGCATCAATATCTTCTTTCACATATCCAGTGAGAGATAACCAAATTGTTGAATTTATAATTTCCATTTCTTTTCTGCTCATCCCAGATCTCTCAATTACAAGATCTTCAAATTCTTCATATCCATTTGATGATATTTGTAACTCAATGTCGTCTCCAGAATACTTGACTCTAAACTTTTTGGAGTTAATTGAATCATAGTTGCCAGAGACGGAATAGTAAAACTTCGACCAATCATATCTTCTATCGCCATACATTTCAGTAGATCCAAAACTACCACGAGGATCAATGAACCAGATTTGATTATTAGAATCTACTAAAGTATTACTGAAACTACAATCACCATGTATAAAATTATAATTTTCAATATCAACTAAAGAACTTATTACATCCTCAAAGTTGGATAGATTGTAGATTGGATTCTGACAGTGTTTTCCATTGATTTTGATTGTGGGATTGTTTACGAATGGAATAATCTTTTTAACTTCAGAAACTCTTTGATGTGCCTTTGAAAAATAAACATTCATACATTCTCCAGGAGAAGAGTTTGTACTACCAAGTTTGTGCAGAGAGTCTAAAGCATCACAATAATTTTCAATAATTTCTTCCTTATTTTCCTCTACTTGCCACAGGTGCTTTCCATCAATTCGTTCAATGATTAATGGATTAGTAGAATAAACTTGCGGAACCCTGTCAAACTTACCATTTACAAATGCATACCACTTCTTCTCAACCTCATGAACCTTATCATACTTGGGATCAATACACTTCTTGTATACTTTATCCTCAACAATTTCAACTTTATTAAAGTAACGATGGTTGACTTTCTTTGAGAGAAGTTCTTCATATTTTTCTTTTTCGCCAACCTCAAAACAATCATGATTGTAGAAGACTGTCGTATCTTTGGGTAGATAATTATCAGTCAAAAATCCTCTAACCAGTGATTTTTCTGTGGTGATTTTTTCAAACTTTGATTTATCTTTGAAAGCGAAGAAACCAGATACTCCACATGTTGTAGAAGACTCGTGTACAAATCCATCATCATACTTCCATCTACATTTAAATGAATCGGACAGACCAACAAGAAGTTCATTATCAAAAACAAACTCCTGTTCCTTTTCAAAAAATAAATCAGACCAAGTTAGAATAAAGGGTTCGTTGTCAGGAATATATTCAACGGCTTCCTTTAGTCCAGCAGCAGTTCCATTTTCTTCAGTACGAATAATTTTATAGTCATGATGTTTACAGAAAGTTGAAAGATAATTATCCAGTACATCTACCAGATGATCACCAATAATAATTACTTTTCTATTTTTGTAGACGTTCATTGTATTGACTATCATAGGAACATCATTGATAGGAACCAGACACTTTGGTCTATTCTCCGCATAATGTCCCATTCTGGTTCCTTTGCCACCAGATTGTACAATAACGTAATTAATTTCTGAAAAACTAATCATTTCAATTTTCCTATACTTCCACCAGGATGATTAAAAACAAACTGTTCCATAGTAAGTTGCTTTCTATTTGAAATCTCACAAGCAACAGATTGCAAAAATATAGTGAAGATTGCAATTGACGATGTTGGAACTATATTCAAGTGATCGGCTTCACTATCAACATGAAGATTAATGTCCAGAAAGGAATATTCATTCGCTTTGTTTCCTGGATTTGAATGTATAGAAACAATCTTACAATCCTTTCTTTTAACGTAATATAAAAAATTCAGTAGTTCATCAGTATTCCCACTCTTTGACACTGCAACTAGAACGTCATCCTCACCAATGACTCCCATATCACCGTGAACACTGTCTACAGAATTAATGAAGAAACAAGAAACACCAATAGAAGAAAAGGTCGATGCTGCTTTTGCTGCAACATGACCATTCTTTCCAATTCCAGTAAAAAATATTTTACCTTTGCAGTTTATGAGTAGGTTTACAAATTCTTCTACTACATCAAAATCAAGAACATCAAGAGATTTGTTGATAGAATCAACATGAGATTTATAAAATTTTCTTACAGACATCAAACTCTGTGGTGAATAACTTTGTCGGAATACATTTGAGAATGAATCCATTCATAAGTCTTACGAATACCATCTTCAAGTGTCTGCGAATAATCCCAACCAAGTTTTTCGCGGATGAGATCGTTATTGGAATTACGTCCACGAACACCAAGAGGTCCATCAATATGATTCTTTTCTACGTTCTTACCAGCAACCTTGGCAGCAGTATCTACAAGTTGATTGATGGTGACCATCTCTTCAGAACCAATGTTCACAGGACCCATAAAGTCACTGTCCATCAGACGACGAGTTGCTTCAATGCATTCATCAATGTACAGGAAGGAACGTGTCTGCAAACCATCTCCCCACACGTCTATGGTTCCACCTTCGCAGGATAGTTCTGCGACTTTACGACAGATTGCTGCTGGGGCTTTTTCTCTTCCCCCAGTCCAGGTTCCTTCTGGACCAAAGATATTGTGATAGCGGGCAACACGAACAGGAATACCATAATTCCTATTGTATGCAAAATAAAGTCTTTCAGAGAATAGTTTTTCCCATCCATATTCGGAGTCTGGGTTGGCGGGGTATGCAGATTCTTCGCGGCAATCGGGATTGTCGGGATCCAATTGATTGTGCTCTGGATACATGCAAGCAGATCCAGAATAAAAGATTTTGGTTTTGTTTTCGTCCTTTGTTTCGTTCCACTTTCTCTGTTCTTCAAGAACGTTCAAGTTGATGGAAACGGAGTTGTGCATAATGTCCGCATCGTTCTCGCCAGTGAAAACGAAACCTGCACCACCCATATCAGCAGCGAACTGATAGATCTCATCAAAGGTGCCAAGATACTTATCTACAATATTTGCGTAGAAATTGTTGTAAGGACCCGCATAACGAACGCAACGAGAAACAAATTTAACATCGCGAAGGTCTCCCCGAATAAATTCATTCGCTTCACTGATACCATATTCAGGATACTTGAGATCAACACCACGCACCCAATAACCTTCGGCGCGAAGACGTTTGACCATATGACTTCCAATGAAACCACCAGCACCAAGTACAAGTGCTGTCTTCGTGTAATCGCTCATGAAAAATGAAAACTCATATAGTATGTATTATACAAAAAAAGACGGTTGTAGTCAACCGTCTCTATAAGGTCTTTCATGCACGCCACTTGCTCTTTTACCAGAAGCAAGAAACTGGGCGGGAGTTAAACCCCATCCGCACCACTTGCTTTTGGGAAAAGCAAGAAACCTCAAATGTTGATTGGAATTTTTCTGTTGATCTGTCTAATTAATTCGTCAACCTTCGCTTCCAGTTCTGCGATTCTTTTAGCATCACCACCACCCCCATTACAAGGAGTGTGTGCTTTTGCTTCCAGCACTTGAAGACGCTTTTCAATTTCACTTGAAATTTTTGGACTATTATTAGAACCAGTATTTGTTCCTTTAGTTGCCATAGTTATAAAAAATTAACTCTTAAGATATTTAGTTTTAAGGGGTCGTTTGACTCCACCACCTAGTTTTACGAACTAGGAAACGCGAGGGTCTATTGACCATCCCGACCAGGGTTTTTAGAGACTCTCCATGTCTTCATCGTCCCTCACATAGCAAGGAACTCTGTCTGGATCTAACCACTTCGCATACTCAATGTCTTCCATAGCAGTAGTACATTGTAGACCATTATCAAAAAGATAAATGTCATTCCAGCGTTTGGTGTATTCGTTTTGTTTTTGCATACGGTAATCAGGTTTACCGTTGATCTCTAGAATACCTGCTTCAATGAAGCGATATCCTTCACGTTCAAAAAGAACTTTGGTCATGCAACCTCAACAGACTCAAGATCACTAGCAACGTACTCCATAAGCATTTCATAATCATCCAGAGGATCACCAGAGAACACTACACCTTCGTTTTCGTAGTAGCGGCGAACCTTTTTGAAAAGTTTCGGATTCTTTACATCAAGGTAAAAATCACCATTTGCTGCACCACGAAGGGTTTGAACGTCTTTCTTAAATTTTGAAGTGAGAGTCATTGTTTTGAATGTTGACCTGACTATTATAAGGGTTTGACAGGGGTTCTGTCAAGTGCTGGTTGTGGGGATCGAACCCACCTCACATCGATTATGAGTCGATTGCATTCGCCAGATTGCTAAACCAGCAAGGTAGGACTGCAGAGAATTGAACTCCGTTCACACCGTTATAAGCAGTGGGCTTTAACCAATAAGCAACAGTCCCAGGATTAAGATGCTTCGTTGTTCTGTTCAGTATACATGCGTATGAGTTCATCATCCGCAGGAACCATTACCGCTCTTTCACCTGTTTCTATGTTTTCTACGCCTATCGTCTCACCATTTTCTACTCTTTCCAGAAGAGCGTCCCAATTCTCTTGCCAGTATTCCACCGAATAAAAATTCATAGTTGACATATTTAGACATCGGGGTGACAGGATTCGAACCTACGACTTCTGCTTCCCAAAAGCAGCGCTCTACCAAACTGAGCTACACCCCGTTGTTGTTTACCTGATAATTATACTACTTCTTGTGCCCACTGTCAAATGGAGCCCAGTGTTGCCAGTTGTATTTGTGGACTGCCCAAATTCCCATAATAGGTACGAAGACCATAATGTAGCAAATAAATCCAAGAAATAAATCGTTGTTTAATGCTGCTGCTGCGAAGTGTCCCATTTTTCTCTAAAGTATCGATCTACGTTGCTTAAACAATCTAATGGTGCTTGTTCTGCTGCGTGTGCCCAATCATAACAAAAGTCAATCATGCTAAATGTTAAATGATCAACTCCATATATTCTTGCAAATGAAGATGTTGCAAAATGGAACCTAACTCTAATGTGCGGTGCCATTCCCCTTATAGTGTTCTGATTCATAGTAGTGCCCCTTCTTTGAACCAAAGTAAATTGTAGTTAATACAAAAGGTATTGCAACTATAATGAGTGCTTTTCCTAACAAATGTTCCATTACTTGCCTTTAAGTAGTTCTTCTATTCGTCTGCGTGTTTCTTCAGACTTTTTTTGTTCTCTTTCACAGTGTCTATATCCACGATGACCTCTCATAATCATTGTGCCTTGATAGAACATCGTGGCAGCGAATACTAATAACAATACAATACCAATCAGTTCAGGGTAATGTTGAGCCATGGTAGTACTGGTGGAATGACGCCAATAAGTCTCAATAGTCCTTCAGCAAATAAAGCAAGAACCACCCAACCGACGCACATACTAATGATAGAAGCATTACGGTTGTGTTGTCGTATTGCTGCATCGATCATCTCCTGAACTTCAGCACGACTTATTAATTCGTCTTGAGGTTCCATCACGGTTCATCTCCAAGAAACTTTGCTAAAGGATCTCTTCTTGTCTTCAATATTTCACATGCCCTGTAGTAAAACATATTGTCTGTGTTGCCAGACTGCTCGAAGGTTTCCTTGATCTTCACCCAGTTTTCATAGGTGCGTTGATCCATAGGTTTTGAGTTGTAGTACTACTATATACTAATCAACTACCTTTCAAAGTCAACAATTTGTGTTCATTACGTAACACTGTTGAAGAAATTGTTAAGAATTTAACAAAAATAAACGGAAAGGGTGGGATTCGAACCCACGGAAGCTTTCACTTCGCTAGTTTTCAAGACTAGAGCCTTAAACCACTCGACCACCTTTCCAAGTTTTATCGGACATCAAAGTCCAATCTACGGACTTTACGTTGTCTTCTTGCCTCTTGATAGGCAAGATCTGAAGATGAAAGAACATTCTTTTGTTCTTTCTGTGTAGAGTTTAACATAACTACTCTACTTAAGTCAACTGCTGTAACACTATCACCTTTTACAGTCATCATATTTGAACAACCACAAACCTGAGTTTTATTTGTGCTACTTAACTCTTTATTACAATCTCTGCATCTTACTACTAACATTGTTCCTCATCCAGTTCAAAGCAAGTGATTTATTTATCAATGGGCGATGAGGGATTCGAACCCCCGACCAATAGAATGTAAATCTACTGCGCTACCGCTGCGCCAATCGCCCTGGCTCCCCCACCTGGACTCGAACCAGGAACCCCAAAGTTAACAGCTTCGTGCTCTGCCAATTGAGCTATAGAGGAATGAGTCCCTAAAAAGGGAAGCGGAATATCGGATTCGAACCGACGACATTCAGCTTGGAAGGCTGACGTTCTACCACTGAACTAATTCCGCAATTGAGACAATCAAGTTTTGAAGTTTGATTGTCAACAGGCAAGGAGGGATTCGAACCCCCGACCTACGCATTAGAAGTGCGCTATTCTGATCCGCTGAACTACTTGCCCAAGTTGTCAAATTCCCAATGGCAATAAAGATGGAATTAACTTCTCTCAACCCCATCAATGTAATTATTGTACTCCTCTTCGGAGATTTCGTCAAGACTTACGATTTCAAGTTCTGGGTCATGAGGTTCTATCCATTCAACAAACTCCTGATAGATTGCAAGAGAATCACCGATAGGAATTTCGTCATTAACACGATTGATAGACCACTCCCTAACGTGAGCAACGATGTCTTCAGTCTCCATCATAATAGTCTTTTCCAAAGAACCTGTTGAGGATGTTGTTATTATAGTTTCCTTCACACCAGTTGTCAAGAGTAATTTCTTTTTTCACAAGAACTGTAATCGTACCATGTTAAAATTTTAAACAACACCCTTGGATTTTCTTCAGTAAAATCTTCAGTTATGTCTCCACAATGAAATAGATCTGCTGGATAAACGATTGCTTGATTTGGTTTATACTCAATACTATCAATCAATTTAATTTGTAAATCTTTTTTGGTATCAAGAAACTCTTTTACTTTTTTTCTATTCACTGTTTTATTGTCATAATAATCCATCAATTCATATTGCAAATTTGTTGTGTAATAGTTCCATTCTTTTTCCATCACAGCACTACAACGTTTGTAATCCTTGAAAGAATAAAAATTCGTTATTACGGGAACATCATTTAAATTAACTAAACAAATATGCTGTAAAGTATTGTTCTTTTTAACATCATCAATATGAGGATAATAATTTG